AGCGACGACCGAGCGCTTGGGCCGCGATGAATTGTGAACCGCTCCCGCCGAACGGCTCAAACGCTATCCCGTCTCGCTCCAAATGGTTCTTGATGGGGATGACGAAAAGAGCGACGGGCTTTTGCGTCGGATGGTGCTGCTCCTTCCTAATCGAGCCGCCGCCCTCAGCCAAGGCCCACACCGAAGTTTGATTTCGCTCGCCGTAGAATTCAGGACGGTTCCCTTTGACCCATCCGTAGAAGCACAACTCATGCTGCCAGTGATAATCGCCGCGTCCGAAGACAAAGTGGGGCTTAACCCAGATGATTTGACGATGGACCAATAATTGCGCGGCGGCGGCGGCGGCGGCGGCGGCGAAGAATCCCTGCGTAAGCTGTGCGTGCCAGAGATACCAAGCGGCGTTCGGGATGAGAACTGGCAGCGCGGCCTTAAAACACTTTTCTAGAAATTCTTGCAGTTTCTCTCCGTCCAGATCGTCCCCCATGATCTGCTCGAAGTGGCGGTACTTTGCCGCGACGCCTTTGGCGGAATTGCTCGCCTCGTGGTTATCCTCAAGGCGCAGAGCCACACCATAAGGCGGGTCCGTATTCATCAAGCCCGCTTTCCGCCCAGCCATCACGCGCTCCACATCCGCCGCGCTGGTAGCGTCCCCACACAGCAGCCGGTGGGCACCAAGCAACCAAAGGTCGCCGGACTTCGTAACCGGCTCTGCAGGGACCGGTGGAATCTCATCCTCGGCGGGATTCTCATCGGTGAGCAGGATATTGTCGATCTCTTCGTCAGCGAAGCCGATCAGATTGAGATCGAAGTCGAGCGCCTGCAATTCGGACATCTCGATCCGCAACAGTTCTTCATCCCATTCCGCGTTCAAGGCCAGCTTATTGTCGGCCAGGACATAAGCCCGCTTTTTGGCATCCGACCATCCGCGGGCGACCATCACGGGCGCTTCGTCATAGCCGTTCAATTCCGCCGCGCTCACGCGGCAGTGGCCGGCGATAATTCCGCCGTTCTCATCGGCGAGGACCGGAACGGTCCAACCCCATTCGCGCATGGATGCCGCTACCTGCCGGATCTGTTCTGGAGAGTGCGTGCGGGCGTTGCGGGCATACGGAATCAGCCTCGAGAGCGGCCAGCGCTCGACCTTGTCGGCGGGCCATTCTGGGCGATCCGGCGGCATCGCATCGACTTTAACACTTTGTGGAAATCGTGTTTCCGCGTTAGAATCAGCGCGATGGCACGCGTTGGAGATGTAGAACTCGCTAAGGCTCTGAAGCGCACCCGCGTGGCCATCCGCATTGCGGCCCAGGCCGGGCGCATCACACGCGGCCAGGACGGTCTGTTCGACCTCGACGAAGCCATCGCTGAGTTCAACGCCACCACGCATCACGAGAAGGGTCATAACAACCGTTCCGGGCTTCCGGGCAGCGGTGCGAAGCCGGTGGAATTCAGCGGCAAGCTGCCTGAGATTCCCGCCGCGGACATTCCCTCCCCGCAGGCCACGCAATCGACGGCCTATGCCAAGGCGCGGGCATCGACGCAGGTCTACGAGGCGCTGCTGAAGAAGACGCGCTACGAAGAACGCGTGGGAAATCTGACTCCCACCGCGGACGTTGAGAACGCGCGCTTCCAGGAATTCCGCGCACTGCGTGAAGCTTGTTTCAACATCCCGTCGCGTATCGCTCCGTTGCTGGCTGGCGAACCGAACATCGCCGCGTGCCAGCACTTGCTGGAAGACGAACTGCGCAAGGTATTTGACGCCTACGCGGAAGGCCGGCTGGCGGCATGATGACCGCCGGCGCCACGCTGCACAGTTCCTTGCCTGGCTTGGCGAACGCTTACGAGACAACGATTAAGGCGTGCAGAATGGGGGCAAGGCCGGATCCGAAACTGGCCATCAGCGAGTGGGCCGATCAGTACCGGGTGCTGACGACCCGCTCGTCACCCGAGCCTGGTTTGTGGCGAACGAGCCGCACGCCGTACCTGCGCGACATCATGGACGCGCTCATGCCGGAATCGCCGTGCGAACGCGTGGTGTTCATGAAGGGCAGTCAAGTTGGGGCAACTGAAGCCGGTATCAACTGGATGGGCTACGTGATCCACCTGGCGCCGGGTCCGATGCTCGTTGTGCAGCCGACCGAGACGATGGCAAAGCGCAATTCGAAGCAGCGCATCGGGCCGCTGATCGAAGACTGCCCCATCCTCGCGTCGCTGGTGCGTTCGCCGAAGGAGCGCGATTCTGGCAACACGATTCTGGCAAAGGAATTCCTCGGCGGCATCCTGGTGCTAGCCGGCGCCAACAGCGCGAAGGGGTTGCGTTCGATGGCGGCGCGGTATCTGTTCCTCGACGAGGTAGACGCCTATCCGGCGAACGTCGACCGCGAGGGCGAACCCTGCGACCTGGCGATCGCGCGTACATCGAACTTCCGACGCAAGAAGATTCTCATTGCATCGACTCCCACCATTGCCGGCCGCAGCCGCATCGAGACGTTCTTCAGCCAGAGCGACCAAAATTATTACTATGTACCTTGTCCGCGGTGCGGCGTCTTCATCACCTTGCTGCCTGAGCAACTGCAATGGTCTGAAGAAATGCCGCACCGCGCGGCGTATCGGTGCCAGGAGTGCGGGAAGGAAATCTTCGACCACGAAAAGACCGTCATGTTGGCCGCAGGCCAGTGGCGGTCGCTCGGCGTGGGCGATGGTGTGACGCGCGGCTTTCACCTGTCGAGCTATTACTCGCCGGTTGGCTGGCTGTCCTGGACGCAGATCATGCGGATGCGTGACAAGAGCATGGTGTCGCCCGAGAAGATGCAGGCGTTCTACAACACGGTGCTGGGTATCGCATGGGCCGATCAGGGCGAAGTACCGGACGTGGATCGTCTCTACGAGCGGCGCGAACTCTATGCTATTGGTGAAGTGCCCGAGGGCGGCCTCGTACTCACGGCGGGAGTCGATGTGCAGATGAACCGCATCGAGTGCGAGGTCGTTGCATGGGGCCGCAACCGTCAATCGTGGTCCGTCGATTACCGGGTGTTCGAAGGCAACACCAACCAGCCGGAAGTGTGGGCCAAGCTGGCGGAAATACTCGAGGAAGAGTTCCCGAGCTTTTACGGCGGTGCGCTGCGCATCAAGAAACTGGCCGTCGATTCCGGATTCAACACCATGCGGGTTTACGAATGGGTGCGGCGCATGGGCTCGCAAACCGTGATGGCCGTCAAGGGCGAATCGCACTCCCACATTTCGGCGTTCGTTGGATCGCCGTCATTCATGGATGTCACGGCCGGAGGCCGCCTTGTGCGCGGCGGCGTCCGGCTGTGGCCCGTGAATACGTCGATTGGCAAGGAAGAGTTGTACCGGGCGTTGCGCCTGGCGGCTCCCGATCTCGCGGCGGGCGAGCCGTGGCCTGCCGGTTACTGCCACTTTCCGGCTTACGGCAAAGAGTTCTTCGAGCAGATTTGCGCGGAGCAGTTAATCACGCACACCGTGGCCGGGCGCACGATGACGAAATGGGAGAAGCGCCGGGATCGTAACGAAGCGCTCGACACGCGGATCTATGCGCGCGCCGCGGCATCGGTGCTCCGCATGGAAGTGTTCCCCGAGAAGCGCTGGGACGAGATCGAAGCCGCACTGCGGACCGGCGCGGCCGTGGGTGGCGCGAAACCCGGTGGCGGCATGAAATCGCCCACCCCGATGCCGCAGTTCCGCTCACTTGGTAACAATAGCGACAGTTTCCTGGAGTAAAAACCATGACACCTCCGTTTCGACCGCAGACACCGATGCCGATGAATTTCAAAGTGGCGCTGCGCGACATCACCGTCGATCAGGCGGCGACGATGCTCACGCAGGCCCAGGCGGCTTATTTCAACCTGCTGATCGGCCAGATGCCTTCGGGCGTCGAAACGCCGCAGCTTGGCCGGGTCACCTTCACCGCCACCAACGCGGCAGATCTGCAGCGGTTGATCGATTACCTGCAAGGCGTGATCACCGCAAGCGCGAGCGGCGGATATGGATCGAGCGGCGTGAACGTCCGCAAGCCCATCAGCTTTTTCGGGTGGCCATAGGGCATGTCACCGCAACAGCCACAGACGCCGTTACCGAACCCGCTAGAGAAGCTGGCGAAGAAACCGGGGTTCCTTTCGCGCATCTTGGGAGGCCTCCGTGCGCAATCCTCAGACGGCGCATGGAATTACGGCATGGGCTACGGTTACGGGCGCTACGGCTACCGCGACACGCCTTACACTGGCGCTTCGTGGATCCGGAAGCAGATGTCCAACTGGCTGCCGATCCGCGCCGCGGCCGACGCTGAACTCCTCAGCGACATGGGCACGCTGGTGGCCAGGTCGCGCGATCTGGATCGCAACACCGGCGTGGCAGCGGGCGCATTCCAAACTATCCTCGACAACGTGATCGGCACGGCACTGCGTCTCTCGGCGTGGCCCGATTACCGCGCTCTCGGCAAAGACGCCGACTGGGGCGAACAGTGGGGCCGCGAAGTAGAGTCGCTCTGGAAAGCCTGGGCGGACACGACGGCTATCGACGTGGCCGGTAAGCTCACCTTCACCGGCCTGACTACGCTGATGTACCGCTCGGTGCTGCAGAACGGCGAAGGCCTGGCGCTGCCGCTCTGGATGGATCGGCCCACCTCGCAATTCAAGACCTGTTTTCAATTGGTCGATACCGACCGCTTATCGAATCCCGGCAATATGACGCCGACGCTCTGCCTGCGCGGCGGCATCGAGATGGACACCTACGGACGCCCCACGGCTTATCACATCCGGAAAATTTCGACCTGGCCCGCGATGTTCTTCCCGGCCATCGGCGGTATTGCCGGCGAATGGGAATCGATCCCGGCCGTAACCGACTGGGGCCGCAAGCGCGTGATTCATGTCTACAGCCCGGACCGCGTCGACCAGACGCGCGGCAAGCCGCTGCTGGCACCCGTGCTTGAGCAATTCCGCATGCTCGATAGCTACCAGCGGGCCGAGCTGCAGTCGGCTATCGTCAACGCACTGGTGGCGGGCATCATCGAGACGCCGCTCGATCCTTCAACGCTCGCGGAGATGGTGGGCGGGGACGCCAACGGCTACCTGCAGGCCAAGAACGAATACCGCGTGCAACTCGAAGGCGGCACGTTCATTCCGCTCTATCCGGGCGATAAGATGGTGCCATTCTCCCCCGATCGGCCGGCTCCGCAGTTCGCCGCGTTCTCCGAATTCGTGCTCCGGCAGATCGGCCTTTCGATGGGCCTGCCCTACGAGCAGGTGATGAAGGATTATTCGAAAACGAATTATTCCAGCGCGCGGGCGGCGCTGCTAGAGAGCTGGCGGTATTTCACCACGCGGCGCTCCTGGCTCAATACCTACTGGGCGCAACCGGTCTATGAGCTGTGGTTCGAGGAAGCCGTCAATGCGGGCCTCATCGAAGCGCCGGACTACTACGATAAGCGCACGCTTTACACCCGCGCGAAGTGGATTGGACCGGGCCGCGGCTGGATCGATCCGGTGAAAGAAGCCCAAGCCGCGCAAGTGCGCATTGCTACCGGCATCTCGACGCTCGAAATCGAGTGCGCCGAGCAGGGACTCGATTACAACGATGTGATCGACCAGCGCCAGATCGAAAAGAAACGTCTCATGGAGGCCGGTCTCTGGGAAGCGCCAGCACCGCCGACTAAGCCGCTGGGCTATCCGGCGGAACCGGAAGAAGCACCGCTCAGGGAGGCGGTTTAACATGCCCGACCAAGTACCGCTTGCTATGGAACTCTTCAGCGATAACCGGCCGTGGGCTATCACGGCCGCCGCCATGGAGATGATGTGCCGCGTGGCGGAACATCCCGACTTCGAAGCCGCCGCGCGGGTGAGTGCCGTGGCACTCACGGATCCGGCTGTCCAGAGTTCGAACGGGACCGCTGTGCTCGACATTCGCGGGCCGCTCTTGCGCTATCGATCCCTGTGGACCTGGCTCCTCGGCGGTACGTCGGTCGAGCAGGTGTCGGCAGGCCTTCAGGCGGCACTCGACGATCCGACGGTTAGCTCGATCGTGCTGTCGATCAATTCGCCCGGCGGCCAGGTGGACGGAATCAACGAGCTGGCGAACTCGATCCGCGCGGCTAACGCCGTGAAGCCGGTCACCGCCTACGTCGGCGGCCTGGGAGCTTCCGGCGCGTATTGGCTGGCGGCCGCTGCGGGCAAGGTCGTAGCCGATGAGACGGCGCAGCTCGGCTCGATCGGCGTTCTCGCCACCGTAATCGACACCTCCAGCGCGGAGCAGAAAATGGGCATGAAGCGCTACGACGTGGTGTCGTCGCAGAGCCCGCTGAAGCGCACTGATCCGGGAACCGATGAAGGCCGCGCGCAATTGCAGACGATGGTGGACGCCCTGGCGCAAGTCTTTATCGGGAAAGTGGCTCAATTCCGCGGCACGACTCCGGCGAAGGTAGAAAGCGATTTCGGCAAGGGAGCCACCATGATGGCGCCCGCCGCGGTGGCTGCCGGCATGGCCGATGAGATGGGATCCTTGCAGGGAGTCCTCGGGAACGGCGACCGGTCCGGGATGCCCATGCGGCAAATGCGCGATAAGCCGGGGTTGCGCGTGAAGGCGGCCCTGGCGATCGCCGCGCCGGTCGCCGATGCTCCCTTCGATGAAGACGAACTGGAAGAGGACACCGACGACGAATCGCGGTTAAACGACGATCAGGATTGCGTGGACCCTCCGGTCCAGGACGCCGCCAAGGATGACGAAGACGATGAAGACGATGAAGACGATGAGGAGCTGCCAATGGAAGCCGCTTCCAGTGCCAGTCCAGAAGGAGATGACGACTTGCTAACGCCAACGGAAGAACGGCAGCGCATCGCTGCAATTTTGACAAGCGAGGAAGCCAAAGGCCGGGAAGAGTTGGCCCGCGCCCTGGCCCTTGAAACCAATCACACGGTCGAATCCGCGAAGAAGCTGCTGCTGGC